ACGTTAAATAGTTTGAAGCTAGAGTTTGCTGAATCTGCGACGGTAAAATCGTACCAAATTGTGGAGATAAACTCATAATTTGTTAATTTTAATTGTTAAATTTTCGTTTTTTAATTTTCAATTTTGTAGAATCTGCACCACTAATAGATCTTACTTTCAAGCCTCCGATAAAAACTTCACCCGTATTACCTTCTCTTGCTTTCACATCAGAAAGATTTTTAGATTTGTTTACGACGTCTTTTACAGCGTCAGCTTTGCCTTGTTCGTAAAAATGATTAGCAATTTGATCTACATTTTCAGCAGCATAAATAGCCTTATGATAACCAATCGGGTCCGTTACGTTTCCTTCTCCATCTAGGAACTTCCCAACTAGATTAGTAATATTGGATTGGTTTTCGGCAACTTTATCACGATTTTGAACATTATACTTATACTTTTTATCTCCTACATTGATATCAAAACCTTTGAAATCACTGTTGAATACGTCAGTAGTTTTTTGTTTAAAGTCTGCGTGTAGTTGCTCAGCATGTTCTTGTTGCTGATTGTAGCGATTGAAAAACTCCGTAGCTTTTTGTTGTTCTTGAGTAACACCCGGTCTCAACTTGATCTCGTCGTAATATTTTTGTTTCAAGTCCTCCAAATAGTTTTTGGCGTTTGCAATTGCTTCTTTTTTAGCGAGTTTTTTCTTTTTGACGTCACGCTCTTCGTCAACTTCTTCATCATAATAGAAATTATCTTCTATTACAAAACCTATTTCCTCATCATTAAGATGTGGTTTAGATTTTTTATAATATTCTTGTAATAATGCTTCTTCATTTATAGTAGAATAATCAGCATTTAACCTAGTATAATCTTCTATAGTACCACCAGTTTCTTTCATAAACTCTACAAGTTTTTCTATATTTTCTGGTAATTCTTCTTTAGGAATAGACTCTGATACTTTATCAACTACAATATTGTCTGGTTGTTTAGTATCCTCTTCGGTTACTTCTGTGATCGGAGAAAACCCTTCAGTAGTCTCGTTGGACTTTTGTATAGGTTCTCCCATCTCTGTGCTATCTCCGGATGGTTTTTCCACAGGAATCTCCTTTGTTTCTCCGATTTGAATGGCATCTTCTTCTTCTTTAATTAGTTCTTTTGGTACTACTACTTTAGTAACGTTATCTGGAAGCTCTATTAAAGGTTCTCTAGGATTTACTTTTACTTTAGTAATATTGTTTTCGGTTTTTCCTAAATTTTTAGGAGTTTTCTTTTTTGACTTTATTTTAAAGTCACCTTCTTGTTTTACTTCCGCTTGGGAAGTTTCTTCTGTTTTTGACATAATATAATATAATTAAATAATTAATAATTTAAATTTACATAAAAGGAGCCATGTTTAATCCACTATCTTCTAATTCAAAATCTATAGCTGGACCATCTACATTTCTTTGTTCAATCATTTTACTTTGTTGAGTACCTTCCATTTTTATTCTTTTATCTTTACGATCTTCTATTTCAGTTTCCTTTTGTTTACGACCATCTTCTTCTACTCCTTTTAATTGCATAGCATGTTGGTGTTCCAACATTATTTTTTGTTGATCTAACTGTGCTTGCAACTGCATACGATCTTTTTCAAACTCACTCTTAGCTTTTTCATATTCTACATTAGCTCCACTAATAGCTTGTTGTTTTTGTACTTCAGCTAGAGCAGTTTTCTCTGCTGTATCAGCTTGAGCTGCTGCTTGGGCTTGAATATTAGCTTGTTGATTAGCTTGGTCTTCAGCGTTTTTAGCTTTACGTTTAATCTTAAGCATTTGATTAGCTAATTTAAGATTTTTAATTTGTCTTAAATCTATAGCATCTTCTAAATCTATTCCTTGAGCTTGTAAAGCTACTTGAATATTTTGTTCTAATTGAGCTTCTTCTTCTTCATCAGGTTCTAATTCTAAGAATATACCGAAGTCATGTAAATTAAGATTTACAATTTCTTCTAATGTTTTAATATTAAAAGTAGATATAGAATTTTGTAATGCCGCTTTTGTTAATGGAAACTCTAAGGCATCCGCTATTTTTAATCCTATATTTTCTGCTAATTTTAATGTTAAATATAAACTAGACTGTACAATATGTCTAGTAGCTACATTAGATGCGTTAGCTGCAATCTTTTGCAATCCTACTAGTGTATTTCTATCTGGTGTACTTCCATCTCTAGCTTCATTTAATCCGGTTACGTCTCTTATCATTTGTAAATAATACTGATAAGTTTGAATTAAACTTTGTATTTTAGCTCCACCCGCAGATGAATTAAGTTCTTGAATAGGTACTTTACCTGGATTCATATCTCCTTCTTGAGTAAGAGATCTACCAACTATAGAACCAGTTTGGAAATACATATTCAATGCCTCCGCTGGATTATAATTTGTTCCATTACCTAAATCAACCTCTGCTAAACCATCCATATCTAAATAAATACCGTCTGGAACTAATCTTGAAATCACTTGTTGTAATTTTAAATGAGTCAACTGTATCATATCAGCAAACCCTATACACTTACTTACTATAGATTCAATTCTACCTTTGTATATTCTAGGAGAACAAATAGCATAATTCATTTTTACTTTAGTAGTGTCTGCCATAGGTCTTGACATGTTTTCAGCTAAATTCCATTTTAACATGGTATTAGTTCCTAAAACTTTTGCTCCACTATATAATACTTCTATAGATCTTGAAACTCTTTCAAAGTTATCACTATCTGGTGGATTAAACGTGTCAGGTTTTTCTAAAGCTTTTTCTAATCCTTGATCAGTATGTTTTATTTTAAACACCTGATTATGGTATGTTTTATAATCAAAATATAAAACTTGTACAGTGTTTTCATCATAATCCCCCCATCCTGTAATATAAGATCTATTTCCAGGCATTGCTTGAATTCTTTCTAACTCTTCTTTAGATATATTAGGAAATTCTTTTTTAAGTTCTGGTATAGTTATAGCTTTTAATTCTCCTACATAATATATATCTTCAAAATTTGGATCTTCAGTATAAGAATATACCATATAAGCTGGATCTACGTAATCTACAGTTACCCCTTCTGCTGTATTAAAATTAGTTTTAGCAGCAGCAATTCCACATACTGTTAAATCCATGTTTAATCTTCTTCTAATAAGATCATATTTATTTTGAGCTAAAATACTAGATATAGCTTCTTCTTCAGCTATTTCTATAGATTGCTTATATTTTAACTGCATATGTAATTCTAACTCATCTTTAGATTCTGGAACAATATCAATATTAGGAGTTTGATATAAATTTAATCCTAAAGTATTTTTTAATTCCTCTAAATATTCTTGTGAGAGCATATCTTCATAAATTTTTGAAGCGTACGCAGTTCTTTTCTTTATAGATTCAGGATCTTGAGCATAAGCTTTTATATCATAAGTCTTTTGAGATATGCCATTAGTTACTATGTCTACAAATTTAGATAATATAGGAACTGGTTTCCAGTCTAAATTAAGGTAAGATAAATCACCATTAATAGCTAATTCATCTTTATATTTTTGTATAGATTGCTCTCCACGAGCATATAATCTTAATTGGTGAAAGTTATTCCAATTAGTTAAATATCTATTACCATTAGTTCTTCCTTGACGAAACCACTCTTGTTCTATTGCTTGTGCAACTTGTTCGCCATATTCCCACGTAGCTTTTTCAGCATCACTCACTACTTGACTAGGAAATGGGCTATTGGTGTTAGTATATATATTCATTTAACTTATAATTTTTGATGAATTTCCTCTATTATCGTATCTTTTTATACCTAATTCTACAGATTCTTTTTTAATCTTATTTACTGGATAATACCTATGTTTATTACAAGCCATAAGCGCTAGGCCTGAACTAATAGAAGCATCATGTGTTGTTCTATTGTTTATATTAAATCTAGCCCAATCTTCTAAAGTTTTTTGAAAATACATATCACCATATCCTCTTTCTTTTAACCCAACAAAATGTTCTATATAAGTTTCAATTGCTGCGGCGTGTGCTTGTTTAATATCTTCACTTGAATTAGGTATTCCACCTATTTCTCTTTCTGTAACTGATAGTTTATTAATTTTTTTATCGGGTCTGTTCATGGCAAACCCTCTATAACCTCTTCTTTTAAAATAATATAAAAGTCTTGGTTTATTGTTTTCTGCAAGTATTGGCATTCCATAAAATACACAGGCCATTAATACGTCTTCAAAAAATATTTCCGCTGTTTGTGGTCTAGCTATATATTCTAAAAAGAAATGATTAGGAGGAACTTGCTCCATACTAAATTTAGTTAAACCATGTAAAGCACCTTTAGATCCTCTACCATCTACTGTTCCTGATATATCATAAGGGTCACATCCCAAAGCACCACAGTGTTCATTACCAGGATAATTTATACCATTTTTTATTTGTCTTTTATTTTGCAAATGTAAAGGCGGAACCCAACTAATTAAAAACCTTCCCTGATTGTTAGGAATAAATATTACATTAGTATCTTTTTCTCCATTTTCCCATTGAAAACTACCTCTAGTTATTTTAATAGAATTTTTAATATCTTCATTATAATCTATTTGTTGATAGATTTTAGTTAAATTAAATAAAGATTCTTTAGACTCATCTCGAAAAGCATGTTTAGTGGTTCTAGGAAATTGTCTATAAAATTCATTTAAACCGTCTTGATCATCTTTTAAACCTTCAACTTCATTATCCCAGTACTCTACTACTCCTATTTTAATATCGGCGCCATGTGGCCCTTTAACGCTCTGTTTTGGGGTATCGAATACAGGTATGCCATAAGCATCAATGTATCCTTCGTAGTTCCATTCCATAGGTATGAACAAACTATATAGTCCCGAGCTAGTCTGTCCATTGGCGTTTCTTTTTGTAACATCTGAACTATTATATAATTTTTTAAAATTATCTCCTCCTTTATCTAAAGCGTTTGATGTACTTCCCATCATACACTTACCTATAACTTTACTACCTAATCTTAACGTTGTTTTCGTGACCCTCCAGTTGTTGAGGATGTTGTTCGGC